GGCGGCACAGTACACTAATACAATGCTAGGGCAAAAAAATAACGTCAAGGTCGTAGTGGCCGTACCGCCCGTCTTTTACCACAATATGGTCTATAACAGACGCCCAGAACGTGTGGCGCTCCTGCGGCGACAGCGTGGCGTATATGCTGCGGAAATCCCCGGCCAGGAGCTGCCGCAGCGGCTCCAGATCGCGCCCGGCGCTCTGTGCAGCGCGCGCAGCCTCTGCTGCGTCCTGCTGCTGGATCAGAGCACGGTATTTTTCATCATACGCCGCGCGGTCAATAACGCCGTCCACATACAAGTCTTGCAGCCGGGACAGTTTGCGCTGGATCGCGCCCACATCCACAACAGCCTGTCGGCGCTGCGCCTCCTGTACATCAAACTGCGCCACATAGGCGTCCAGCTGCGGCTGGATATGATCCAGGAGCCAGCCCTCCAGGCGCGGCTCCCAGGGCGTCGTTTTCCAGGAGCAGCGCCTTTCGATCCAGTGCTGCGTACAGCGATACCGCAGATACAGTCGATTCCATTTGTAATCGAACTGGGGGAACGCTTTCAAGGTGCAGCCGCAGACAGGGCAGCGCAAAAGACCCGTAAACACATAACTATACTTGCTTTGCCGCGTGTGGCCGGAGGCCTGCCTTGCCAAGATTTCTTGAACGCGCTGGAACTGATCCGGGGAGATAATGGCCGGGCAATAATTTTTATTATCACGGTACTGGCCGCAGTACAAACCGTTCCGCAGCATCCGGCCTATCGTAGCACGGGGCAGATCAACGCCGTACTGATCGCGCAGCCAAACCTGCGTACTGCGTGTGCTGTGCGCCGCCTCATAGTGATCGAAGAACGCCCGCACGATTACGGCCTGATCCTCCACGATCTGCACGCGGTGGTCGCGCACCTCCAGCCCATACGGCAGGGATTTGGAGCCGAAGATCGCGCCGCCGTTCTTTACCCGCTCCGAAAATACAAACTTTATTCTGTCCGCCGTCCTGTCGCTCTCGTCCTGGGCGACGGACAGGCGGATATTTAAGTTTAATCGCCCGTTAGTCGTGCTTGTGTCGTAGTCCTCCAAAATCGCTTTCCAGTTCGTCCCGGCAGCGTCCAGCACATCCTGCACGCGGTAATACTCCCGTACACTGCGGAACCACCTGTCCAACTTTATAAACAGCACATAGTCAACGCCGCCAGCCTTTACGGCCTCCAGCACGCGCAACAGGCCGGGGCGGCGCTGTATTTCTTTTCGCGCGCTCACGCCGTCGTCGCTGTACTCCGCCACGATCTGGCACTGGAATGTGTCGCAGAACTCCCGCAGCGCCTCACGCTGCGCACCAAGACTGTAGCCGTGCCGGGCCTGTTCGTCCGTGGACACACGTATGTATAAAATAACTCTTGCGCGATACCACGCATAATTTTGTGGTTTTCCGTACAACATAATAAAAACACCCCGCGAAATTGTATAAAGGTACTATGCCGCGCGGCGTTTTTGTGCTATACTTTGTGCTGTGAGGGCGTAAAGTATGGCAGTTTTTGCCGTGCAGCGCGTTCTTTGGCCGTTCCCGTGCGCCAACACGGGGGCGGCCTTTTGTGTTTAAGAGAGGGGCAATGCTTGCGCATATTTGTGTGGGAGGCCCGCCAGCGGGCAAGACTGACGCTCCAGCAGCTGGAGCAGCGAACCGGGATAAGCCGCAGCACCTTAAACCGTATTGAAAACGGCCAGACCGTGCCGCGCCTGGATCAGCTGGAGGCCATAGCAGCCGCGACAGATACGCGGATCACGGCCTTGTTTGACAGTCCTTTTAAGTGAGTATGCACCCGGCGTGCAGAAAAATCAAGCCGCGCCGGGGCTATTTCTCAATATTGAGAAATGACCGCCCAAACCATTGCGCCACCGCTCCACCCGGCGTATAGTCGAATAAAGGAGGCGACGGCGAAATGAACAGGGCGCAATACTGGCAAGCAATAAAAGCGCTGTTGCACGACGCAGACCTGGGAATACTGCGGCGTGTGTATAATTTCGTGCAGCAGATCACCCTACATTAAACCATTTTCGGCAAGCCACGAAAAAGGTTAAAAAAGGCGGCGGCCTTTACTGGTCGCCGTCCTTTTCTTTCTTTTCACGCTCACCCAGGCCAAGCGCGTAACCGTACATAAAGGCGGCGTTGTCTTTGCCCAGGCCGCCCTCCATGCGCTGGATCGCTGCGTCGTCCATGTAGCGCTCCATAATTTCGGCAGGAATGGCCCCGGCCAGAAACTTGTCGATCAAGTCCCGCAGCTTTACCCAGTCCTCCTCCGAGAACCGCGCGAAACCCTTAAAAATGGACTTTGCAAGCGCGTTGTCGCCTTGCATTATGCTGTCAACGATCCCGCCCAGCGCGTCGTCCGTATTCACGAACATTTCACCCTGGCCCGTGGTGAGCCAGCCATAATCGACATTGAACTCTTTGCAGATTGCCAGTTTCATGCGCTCGGTGATGGCCCGCGTCCCGGCCTCAATGTTTGAAATCGCGCTACCTGTAACACTAAGCCGAGCGCCAAACTCCACCTGGCTAAGATGAGCAGACTTGCGAACAAATTTGACCCGTTCGGGGATATTATCCATATATGAAAACCTCCTTCAACATGATAATAACATGAAAACTTCACAGAGTCAAGATTGACAGAGAAAATATTTTGAAATAGAATTTATACAGAGTTAAGGAGGCCGCGACGATGAACAGACCACCAGAACCAAGCTACACCGCACCGACGCCGAACCGCAAGGAAACGCGCCGCCGCCAGGCCGACCTGTACAACTACAACATGGAGACGGAGGGCGCACGCATCCATGTTGAGGTATGGCTGCATGAGGAAATCACCCCGCCGCAGTCTGCCGAGATTTTCCTTGCAATGGAAGAATTACGCCGGGCAGTATGGCGCGCCACAAAAGAGGCCCGGCGGATCACCGAGGCAGCCCAGCAGCCGCCGCAGATATAGGAGGCCAGCGTGGAGAAAAGAAAAACAACCCAATGCACCGAGCGCGGCCAACATAAGCGCTGCGCCCACCTCTGCCGGGGCGAGGCCCCGTGCTGGCGCAACTATGTATGCGACCCGGCAAAAAATAAAGATTGCACAGGCATACCCGGCGGGCGCTGCATGATCTGGTGCTACAACACACTGGACAAAGACAAGGCGCTGATCCCGAAAAGCTGCTGCAAGTACGGCCCGGCGCGCCGGATCGCTGGCTACTGCCGCCCGCTGCTTTTCCTTTACCTCAAAACCCTGCAATGGCGTGGCATTGTGCCACGCGCTGCACCCGGCACGGTGCGCGCGGCGCTGAAAGACAAGCTGCACGAGACGATGGCAACGCCGCGCTATTACATAAGAAAATGGCGCGGCCAAGTATGACCGCGCCAGTAATGGCTTACACTTTGTAAGCCTCCCCGGCGGCTGTAAGGACTACGCCCTCTATGCCGTCGTCGCTGCCCATGATTTCAGAAGAAAGCCCGGCTTTCTTCAATTCATCGGCAGCGCGGATCAAGGCAGGAACAGACAAGCCTAAATCATTTATGTTGTTCCCGCCGCTTTGGCTCCAGCGTAACAGCTGGGCCGCTGCTTTAGATAAGCTCATAGCATTTTCACCTCCTTTCGCGCTGGCCGGGGCGTTTGCTCCGCCCTGGCCATGTTTTAGACATTCTCAACTGCATATATTTCTCCTTTTTCTCTCCGGGAACCCCAGGCGCTGCAACGCCTGGGGTTTTCTTTTTTTTGCAGGATAACTCGTGCAGAAATAGCTGTCAACGGGGCCTATAAGGCTGCAATTTTGACTAAGTTAAACAAAAACGAAACTAAGACATTGTGCATAAAGTCAAAAATTACACTGAGTTAAGAAAACACGTTGACAAACTACACTAAGCAGAATATAATATTCACAGAGTTAAGGCTCACGAAAACAAAATAAAATTTTCAAGGCCCCGCGACGGGGAGCAAAGGAGAACAAAATGAAAACGCTTGAAACGAAACAGGAGATCGCGATTGCGATCAATATGCACGAGATGCCAGTTGTTCGGATTGACCTTGCAGACGCCGACGAGTACGGCATCAAGTCGCAAAAGGTGCTGATCGACAACGGGAAATTCAGACGCTTGAATCCCACTGACCCGGATATGCCTTATCTGGTGCGGGCCGAGATCAGGGCTTTTATTGATGAAAAGAAATTCACGTTCGCATCGTATGGCTGCTGCTTGTCCAACACGTTCGGCTACCACGATATGGAGGAACTGCTGGACTACGCAAATGCACCGATCATCAAGCGGGATTCCGATGTGGTGCTGGCAATCGTGGACAGCCGCCGGAAGGTCGCATACAAGCCGATCATCCTACACACAAGGAACCGCGTTGACCCGAACTGTCAAGTCCCGCTCGGATTCACCGACGAGGACAACGACGCAACCGAGTACATCCGGGCCGCCGGATGCCGTGAATGGAAATATTGAGGAGAACACCATGAAAAACATTGAAGTAACCTACGACACGCTGATCTGCGAGAACGGAACCTATGAACAGGGCGAAGCCGCCTTTATTCTGCCCATGACAGACGAGCTGGCCGCCGAATATCTGGCAGGACGCGCCACGGATCGCGGCGCGGTCAATCTGGTGGAAACCGCGCTGGAGGCCGTCGAAGTTATGCGGGGCCGAGTATATGTGCGCGGCAGTATCAAAGCCTACCGCGAAGCCAAGTAAACCACCCACCCCGGCGGGCCAGCTGCCCGCCGCCTGTCTGGGGCTGATCCGCCCCGCCGATGATGGCCCAGGGAGGGCCGAAACAGGCCCCGCGCGACGGGGAGGAAGGAAAGAAAAATGACGGTTTTTCAAGAATTGACAAAAGGGATGAAGTTCAGCGAACCCACGGAGGACATCAAAAAGAACATGGTAAAAGTCTTTGAAAAGAATTTCAGATGCCCGCCATGGAATGACGTGTACGATGACGGGTGCAGGGAGTTCACCGGCTGCGAAAGCTGCTGGTTTGGGTACATAAACAGTGAAGTAGAATAAAGGCTGCAAAAGCGAGAGCCGGACGCGATCCGGGGGAAAAGGAGCCGAAAATGACTATTGCAACACTTGAAAAAATTCACGAACTGCTGAAAAAGGAAGTTAAAACCCGCAACAATGCGCTGGAACTCACCAGAAAAGTATATAACGAAAGACAGGACGACCTAAAGGCAATCGCCGCCGCAACGGACGATATGAGCGTGGCCGCAGCAAAATGGGCCGTAGCGGCAGCACAGGCGGCATACGATGAAGCACGGCGGCAAAACTATGACGCCGACGCCGCCCTCCGCGATTTTGAAAAACAGGAATTTTAAGGAGGCCGCACCATGAAATTCTATTTTGACGGCGAGCTGATCCGCACATCCAAGACTCACCGCTACACGCACGCTGTCGTGCTGCCGACAAAGCCGGGGGCCACAAACAAGTGGGACGCGGTAGGCTGCCGCGCCTCACTGAAAAGCGCCCAGGCGCTGCTGGCACAGGAACGCCGCCGCATTGCCAAGTACAACCAGAAAACAGCCGACGCCCTGCGCGTGGTAGAGCTGGAGGCCCGCCCGTGATGGCCCCAGACCCGGAGGGGCTAGACTGGCGACAGGACGAATACGACGGAATCCCGCCGCGATACATGGCCGTAACTGCGGACGAGTACGAGCTGCCAGTGGCGGTGTTCGACAATATCCAAGATTTGAGCAGATGGGCACAAACAAGCACCGCCACGGCATACGACGCCGTTACACGCCAGACAGTAAGAAAGAAAGGCCCGGCGGCTGGCTGCCGATTTATCCGGCTGCCGAACGACATTGACTGGAGGAAAATATGAACGAAAAGCAGAAACTGATCCGCGAAACCACGCAGAAATTTGAGGCCCTGCGCCCCGATATGCAGCAGTTTGTCCTAGGCTATCTGGTAGCCCGGCAGAACACACAGGCCGCAAAGCGATAACGCACAAACCCCGGCGGGCCAGTAACCCGCCGCCTGTCTGGGGCTGATCCGCCCCGCTGACGATGGCCCAGGGAGAGCCGAAACAGGGAGAAAAACATGGAAGAATACGAAAAGATAGTGGCCGAGGCCCAGGAACTGGCCGCGGAGAACCAGCGCAAAATTGACATACTGCTGGCAGACATGACACGGCAGGAGCTGCGCAACACCAGCACGGACGCCGCAGCGCTGGCAAGAATGGAGCGCGACCTGATAGGCCTTGTGAACGGCTCCAGAATCAAGCGGGCCAGAGATCGCGGCATACTGCGCACTGCTGCCGTAATGCTGCACAAGGTACGCCGCCAGCTGCTGGACGACGCAGACCGCGCCGCGCTCTGTGAGCGCTGCATGAACCCGTACACGATCAAGAACCAGGACGAGCTGGACGACGTGTGCGCCCAGTGCCCGCTGGAAAAGACGGCCAGCTAATATGCCAGCGCGTGACAGCTACATGGACGGCGGCAAGCCCGCCCGGTCTGCCGTCCCGCAGCAGATGGACATACCGGGCTATGGCGGGCGGTACTACATCCGCATAGACGGCACAGTCTGGCGGAGACGGAAAAGCAAAGACACGCGGATGCGCGGCGTGAGGCGCGGCAGAAACCGGGAGTACAAGCTCACCACGCCGGAGGGCCGCACGATCTGCAAGACCGCGTCCTCGATCATGCGCGAAACCTATTTCCGAGGGCTGCCGCAGAATATGCGGCTAGTGCATAAGGACGGGCTGGAAAGCAACTGGGCCTACTGGAACCTGCAACCGATGACACTAAGCGAGATGGGCAAGAAACACAACCGCGGCATAGATGCCCGCTGTGTGCTGAAAATTGACCCGGCAACAGGCGAGGTCGTGCAGATTTTCCAGAGCGCGCGCGAGGCCGGGCGGGCTGCGTTTTGCTGCGGCCAAACGATTGCGGACGCTTGCAACCGACGCAGCAAGAAACGCCCAGGCATAGCGCCGGACGGCTACCGCTACTGCTGGGAGAAAGGAGAAACGAGCGAATGAAAAGACAACTGCGCGCCCTGCTGGCGCTGCTGGCCGTGTTGGCAGCAGACGCGGCGTTCTGGGCGCTGATCTGGTGGGTAGTGCAGCAGCTGCGCAGCCTGGTTTGTCTGCTGTTTGTTATGTGTGCCGCCGTCTGGCTGGCGTAACGAATTTTGGGAGGATATGGAAAAATGACGAACGAAGAATACAAAAAGATCACAGAACTGGAATACAAGGCCAAGCAATGCCGCGCGGCAGGAATCGACCCAGAAATAGACGATGGCACGGCCTGGGCCATGACGCACACGCGGGAGTGCCGAATGGTGACGGACGGCCAGCGCTTTTGGGAACAGCCGCGCCTGATCCTGGAGTTTGATGTATTCCAGGGCGGCGTCGTGACTATGCGCTGCTACCTCCGCAACATCCCGAAACTGCCGCGTGCTGTAATCGAAAAGACGCACGCAAGCGTCGCAGGTGACGATCTGCTGTATATGTTCCCGATCTATGAAACAGTGATCTTTGACCACACCCACCGCGACGACAAGGGCCGCACATGGCGGGATGTGATCCGGGGCGACTACCGCGAATACGCACGGGAACAGGAGGCGGCGGCAAAATGACGAACTTTGCACAGTGTTTGCACGCTCCGGCAATCCAGCAGGAACAGCCCGCCACGTTCGCGGTGCTTTTTTACGTAATCACCCACGGCGCGAAGAATGACAAGACCATGCCCGGCTATATGCTGGAGAATGGCGTGGAGCTGGCCGACTGGCTCACGATCACGGCAGACGGCCGCCGCCTCCACCTGGCAATCGACGACTATTTGGGCATGATCCGGGGCCAGCGCACGGACTGCCGGGCCTATGCAGCCGTGGGCGAAAGCCCGGAATATTTCAAGCTGGCCCACGTGATCGCATGGGGCGAGCCGGACGAACACCACACGCAGCCCATGCAGCTGTACACGCTGCACACGGGCCGCACACCAACCGAACTACCCAGCGGCGCTACACCCTGCCGAGACAGCGGCGACAATATGGCGGGCTGGTATGACAAAAACGAAAGGAGCAACGAATGAATAAACGCGATCTTGTGGCAGAAACCACGCGGGACTTTTCCCGCCTGCCCTACGAGGCGCAGCAGTTTGTCCTGGGCTACATGGTAGCTCGCGCCAACTGTTGTACCGCCAACACCACCACCCAGGCGGATCAGCCGGAACAGAAAAAGCCCGCATAATGCGGGCGGAGGTATCAACGATGCAAGGATTGAATGTTGAAAGATTGTACAAAACTCTGGCGCGGATCATGGCGGAGCGTGAGGGCTGCCGCGTGACCGTGAGCGTGCAGCCGATCCAGGCCGCGCACAGCGCATGAGGCCGTACTGGCAGCGGAACCAGGACAGCAAAGCCTGGCTTCGCCGCTGGGAGGAAAAGCGCCGCCGCGCCTTTGACGGCGGCCAGATCGACCACAGCAAAGACAAGAGCGCACCATGGAGCCACCCGGCACACTACGGCTACCTTGTGCCGCTGACAGGCGCAGCCCTGGAGGCATACAAGGGCTGGAAAATCCGCACGGGAAACACCGAAACGTCCGACGCCGTGCGCTGGGCTTTTGAAGACTGGTACATAGGAATTTGCCGGGATGAACTCAAAAAGACGGCAGCCAGGACGAAGGCTGCCGACAGCTACATGGATAATCTGAAAAAGAACAAAAAAGGGGCCAGTGTCTAACGGCTTGACAACCGACACTGGCCCAACATCATAAGGGCGGACGCAACGCTGGAACGTTGCGGCCTACTAAAAATATAACACGGTAGCGCCGCCACGTCAACCGCAAAACCAGGGGCCGAAAGGCCCCTATAACGCCCTTGTGATAGGTACTAATGTTTCGACGAAAGGCAGCTATCGCAACATGGCAAAAAAGGCAGCACGGCCCCGGCTGGGGGCTGGGGGCGCAGCGCCCCAGAATAGCAGACAAGCCGCCCGGCAGAACCTGGCCGCAGCCACAACGGGAAAGGGCGGCGCGGCAGAGCAGAACCTCACAACCGCCCAGGGCTTGCTCTCTATCCAGCCAAAGAAACAGAAAGGCCGCCGCCCCTCTGCCGGGAAGTGGCAGCCCTACGACTACGAGAGCGCTTACGAGCTGCCGCTGGATCAGCTGACAGAGCAGCAAGTCCAGGAAATGATAGACCGGGAGCGCCGTGTAGTATATGCCACCAAGACTGTAAAGCACGGCCACCAGTTTGACGTGGAGATATTCCCGGATTTTACCCACCTGCCCGGCAATCTGCCGAAAGATCGCAGCAACCGAGAGGCACAGCGCAATTTGAACGACAGAAACAGCCGCAAAGAGTGCGAGCGCCGGATCAATGAAAATTTCGGCCCGGACGACTACTGGGTAACGCTTACGTGCCTACCAAGAGAAGAACCGCAGACGATGGAAGAAGCGCTGCGCCTATTCCAGAACTACATCAAGCGTATAAACTACCGCCGCAAAAAGCGCGGACTGGAGCCAGCGCGCTATGTATACGTCACCGACTGGACAAAGAATGGACGCCGCGTCCGCACACACTACCACTTGGTACTGGACGGCGGGCTGCCTATGGAGGAAGTGATCGAGCTGTGGGGCCTGGGCCGAAAGAATACCGTTGAATACCTCACACTGGACGAGCGCGGCCTCTCCGGCCTGGCCTACTACATCACGAAGCCGCACGCCAGCGACACAGAGGAAGTAAAGCACAAAAAGCGGTGGACGGCCTCCAAGAACCTGCGCCGCCCGGCGGAACACAAAAACCATCAAGCGTTTGGCCGCCGCAAGGTCGAAGCCCTGGCGAAAGCCCCGGCGGATATATTCGCAGCCATGGAGCAGAAGTACCCGCTTTACTGGTGCGAGGCCGCAGAGGCCCGGCACAACGGCGTAAACGGCTATTTCTACCTCCGCGCCGTGCTGCGCGAACGCTGCCAGCCGGGCGACCTGGTGACGATCACGGGCAAGGCGGAGCTGCTGGAACGCCTCCAGGACGTGATCCGGCGCAAGCTGGCAAAATATCGCCGTTTCGCCGTCGTGTCCGTGGACTACACCACGCCCGGCTGGGAAACGGCCATAGTGCAGCCCATAGGGACAAAGGACAGGATCGCATGTCCGGCATGGGCCTGCATAGTGAACTAAAAAGAGGTTTTTACACTCAAAAAAGCGGAAAAATGAGCCGAAAGGAGACGAAAACAAACAATGCGCCAGCAATGCGAGAAACGAACGGAGGACGGAGAACAGGAGGTTGTGATCCAGTGGGCCGCCTTTATGTCTCCCGCCCACCCGGAACTGCTGAACCTCTACCACGTCCCAAACGAGGGCAAGCGCAGCAAGGCAGAGGCGGCCCGCCAGCAACGCCTGGGACTGCGGCCCGGCGTCCCCGATCTGATCCTGGACAGCCCGAAAGGCATATACCACGGCCTCCGCGTTGAAATGAAAGTAAAGCCGAACAAAACCACCGCAGCCCAGGAGAAATGGCTGGAACGACTGGCCCGCGCGGGCTATTTCGTGGCCGTCTGCTACTCTGCCCAGGAGGCAATCGAAACCATAGACGCATACATAAAGCTGCGCCCCGGCCAGACCCACCCGAAAGAGCAAAGGAGGACAGAAACGTGAAAATTATTGCAATCATGGCCCAGAAAGGCGGCACGGGCAAAACCACCACGGCCACCACGCTTGCTTATGACCTGGCCCAGCTGGACGGCCCGGTGCTGCTGATCGACGCCGACCAACAGGGCAACGCCTCCCAGATCATGGGAGCATACGACCCCACCGCCTGGGGCGTGGAGAAACTGCTGGAGCCGGACACCGACGCCGCCAGCGTGGACGACCTCAAACAGACCCGCGAATGGAAGCCAAAGAAAAAGGCCCCGGCGGTGCGTGTGGACGTTGTGGCCGCCTCTGCGGCCCTCATGGACGCAAACATGGACGTGGCCGCCGACACTGTAAACGACCAGGTACACCGCCTCCAGGAGCGCCTGGCCGCCGTCTCCGACGCCTACAAGTACGCCGTCATAGATTGCGGCCTCCTGCTGGATATGGCTGCATTAAATGCCCTGGTAGCGGCAGACCTCTGGATCGTCCCCGTTAAGCCCGGCGGGTTTGAGATGGACGGCCTCCTGCGCGTCCGTGAACAGCTGGAGGAACTGCGGCAGCTAAACGACGGCCTGGAACTGTGGGTGCTGCCGGTGATGTTCGGCAAGAGCAACACGCACAAGGCGGTAATGGCACACTTGCGCAGCCTGGGCCACCGCGTCACACTGACGACGATCCGCCGCTCCGTGATCGCAGAATCCTACACGGCGGCAGCCTTGCCGCTGCCTGTATACAGCCCGCGCTGTGGCGTGGCGAAAGACTACGAGGCCCTGGCCTATGAGGTCATGGCCTGGGACGATGAAAGCGAGGTAGAAACGAAATGACAGGGCGCAGCATTTTGGACGGACTGAACACCGCCAGCAAGGCGGGCGTAAAGGCTACACCGTCCGCACGATTCCGCACGAAAGAGATCGACATAAACGACATTTACCGCAATCAGCTAAACCAGTACAGCCTGGACGACATAGACAGCCTGGCACGGTCAATTCTGGTCGCTGGGCGGCTCTATCATAACCTGGTAGTAGTCTACGACCCGGCGGAACAGGGCGACTACAGACTGGTATCTGGAGAACGCCGCCTTTTGGCCCTCCATGAACTGGTAGACAGCGGCTACCCGGAGTACAAGGTGGTAACTTGCCAAGTGATCCCGAAAGGCAGCGAGGCGGAGGAACGTCTGGCCGTGATCCTGGCGAACACGCAGCGAAACAAAACCGCAGCGGATCGTGTGCAGGAATACGAGGGCCTAAAGAAAGCGCTGGAAGAAATGCGGGCAGCAGGCGCGGACTTTTACGGACGCGACCTCACAGAGGGAAAACTCCGCGATCACATGGCCGCAATCATGGACGAGGCCGACGGCACGCTGGCGGCGCTGGAGAAGATCAGCAACAGCTTGTCGCCGGAGCTGCGAAAGGCCATGGAGGACGGAAAGCTGAACTTCACCACGGCAACCGCAGCGGCGGCTCTGCCCACGGACGCCCAGGCCCAGCTGGCGCAGCAGAACGCCGCCAAGGGCGAGGACAAGCCGATCACAAAGCAGGACGTGGCAAAGGCCCGCACCACGTCTGCCCGCGAATACCTCCGCCAGAAATACGCCGCCAGGCCCTGCGAGTGCGACAACAGCCACAACTGCGACAACGTGGACAACCTGGTAAGTTTTTACCGCGACGGCGCAACCTCCGGCTGCGTTGGCTGCTGCGCCTGGTGCAAGGAGCGTACCACCTGCCAGAAATGCTGCGCAGAGGTAGCAGCGGGTAGCCAGAGCGACGCAGACACACCCCTGCACGGCGCGCCGGACAGAATCCAGCCGCCTACAAGCCAGACTGCAGAAAACGCCGCAGAGGACGCGACAGCGGCTGCTGCACCCTTTGCCGACGACGCCCACCCGGAACACGCCGCGACCATGTGTTACTCCTGCCTCCACTGGGACGAGTGCAGCGAGAAATCCGACAGGGTGCTGTCCTGTGACAAATACGAGAACCCCGCCGAAAAGCGCACGCCACTGGCCCCGGCAGGCGAGGTCATGACCGCACAGGCCGACGCCGCCCACACGCTGCGCACCGACGAGGAGCTGGTAAAAGTCTTATACGCCGCCCTGGGAACGCTGGAATACCAAGGCCAGATCAACGAACTGGAGGCCCGGCGGCTCCACTCTCTGCTGTCGGCAATGCACCGCCGCTGGATTAACACGGGCTGCTGGAAACCCTACGGCGCAGCAGAGGAACAGGACGAAAAGGAAAGGAGAAAAAGCCAAGATGTCAATAGTTGACATTCACGCCCCGGCGGGCGACGGCTACGGCGTGATTTACGCCGACCCGCCCTGGAGCTACCGCCAGCAGGGCAACGGCGCAGCGGCGCGCCACTATCCAACCATGACGCCGGACGAAATAAAGGCCCTGCCCGTCCAGACCCTGGCCGCCAAAGACTGCGCCCTCTTGATGTGGGCCACGTTCCCGAACCTCCAGCAAGCCCTGGACACGATCCGCGCCTGGGGCTTTGAATACAAAACCCTGGCATTTTGCTGGATAAAGAAAAATAAGAAATCGGGGGGGGATTTTTGGGGTTTAGGCAGTTACACCCGCCAAAATGCGGAGGTTTGCCTCCTGGCCGTCAAGGGCCACCCGCGCGTAGTAAGTCACAGCGTACACAGCGTTATACAATCCCCGATCCGGCAACACAGCCAGAAACCGCCAGAGGCACGGGACAGGATCGTGCAGCTATTTGGCGATCAGCGCCGCCTGGAGCTGTTCGCGCGCGAATCAACGCCGGGCTGGGATGCCTGGGGAAACGAGGTACAAGACAATGACACAGCCCTGTTATAAATGCCAGGATCGCTGCCAGAACTGCCACGCCAGCTGCGAAAAATACGCCGCTTTCCGCGCAGAGCTTGACAAGCGGCGCGAATATAACAAGCAATTCCAGCCCATAGACCCCATGCCCTACTCCCACGAAATGGAGAAGAAAAACCGCCGCAGAAAGTACAAAGGGGGCAACCAATGAACAAACCCACGAATGAGTATATAATGGCTATAAAACCAGAATGGGTGGCGCTGATTGAGAGCAAGGAGAAAACGCTGGAGATCAGACGCACCGCGCCGTACATTTCCCCGCCCGTGTCAGAAAACAACCCCATAGACGTATGGGTGTACGAGACGAAAAGCAACGGCGGGCGCGGCCAGGTCGTGGGCCGGTTCCTATGCTGCAATATCCGCACCTTTGACGCACACCGCGACGATCTGCTGCTGCGGCGCGCCGCCCGTGTCCCGTGGGAAAAGCTCAAAGAATACCAGGGCGACAACACGCACCTGTACGCCTGGGACATTACCTACTACAAAAAGCTGGCCGTCCCGCTGCCGCTGTCCGCTCTGGGCTGCCAGTTCGCGCCGCAATCGTGGTGCAAGCGCAAAAAGGAGAAAAGAGCATGAAAAACCGCTATTTTTACGGAACGATCCGCCCGGAACGCGCCACGAATGAGTGGCAGCGAAAAAACGCATTACCCGAAAGATACGCCACAGCAACCCCGGCGGAACAAGCCCGGATGCGCGAATACTACGCCGTCTCTGACGACGAGTGCGAGGAAATGAGGAAAATTTACGCAACTTTTCCGCAGCACCTTGTTTTCATGCGTTCGGGAGTACATCAAGACGAGTATGTACTGGTGGGCTGGAAGAAAGAACAGGACGAGGGCGTGCGAGAGGCAATCTGGCTGCTGGAACAGCTGGGCGGAGCATACGAGGGCTACCGCGAGAAGTTCCTGGAGGACTGGGCAAAAGAGCAGTACGACCCCTGGGGGTGCTGGTACATCCCGGAGTGCATAATGGACATTGAGGGAGAGTACCACCCGGACGACGCGAAAGAACAGGAGGGCCACGACCATGAAGAAAGTAATCGCGCTTGACTTTGACGGCACGCTCTGCAAAAACGCCTGGCCGGGAATCGGAGACCCAAAGTGGGCCGTGATCCGCGCAGCACAGGAAGAACAGCGACAGGGCGCGCTGCTGATCCTATGGACGACCAGAGAAGGGCCGGAGCTTGAACAGGCTTTAGCCTGGTGCGAATATGCGGGCCTCCGGCTGGACGGCGTGAACACATCCGCACAGTGCTGGAAAGACGCATACCAAAACGACCCGCGCAAGATCGGGGCCACGGAATACTGGGACGACAAAGCGGTAGACGTGGCGACCATTGAAACGCGGCAAATGCTAAAAGAGGAAACACGCCGCCGCCAGGCAGCCTGGAGCACGGCAAAGAGAGCCTACCAGGCCGCCCGCTGGCCCTGGCAGCGCTGGCGGCTTAAAAGAGAGGCCCAGCGCGCGTGCTGCGACTACCTGGACGCCTACATAGCCCAGCGCAATGCAGAGGCGCACAAGCTCTGCGAGGCCACCCGCGCGGCCTATGAGAAAGCCTACGCCAAAAGGAGCGCCGAATGATCGAAGCAAACACAATTAACAACATGGATTGTTTGGACGGCCTGGCACAAATGCCGTCCGGCTGCGCAAAGCTCATTGTAGCCGACCCGCCCTATTTTATGGGTTTAACCCACAACGGACAGCACGGCCAATTTAATGACCTGGCCGTGGCTAAGCCGTTCTACAGGCAGCTGGCCCAGCAGCTGCGCCGAATCCTCAACGATCACGGCGAATTTTATATTTTTATGGACTGGCGCGGCTGCGCGTTCTACTATCCGATTTTTGCCGAATACCTGCCCGTGAAAAATATGATCGTCTGGGACAAAATGAGCGGCCCCGGAAATTTCTACAATAGCAGCCACGAGTTTATCCTCTACGGCTGCATAGACCCGCAGACAAAAAAACACGCCCGCAACGTCTGGACGGAGCGCGGGTTTACGTCCGGCAGCATCCAGACAGACGGCGAGAAAATCCACCCGTCCCAGAAACCCATAGCGCTGATCCAGCGCATTATCACGGACGCCAGCGTGCCGGGCGATCTTGTGGTAGACCCGTTCGCGGGCAGCTGCACAACCGCCGTGGCCTGTATCAGAACGGGCCGCCGCTATGTGTGCTTTGAAATAGCCGAAACATACGCAGCACAGGGCCAGGCCCGCGTGGATAAACTGCTGGAAGAACGCCGGGCAAGAATCGCAAAATAAGGAGCCGCCAGCGGCTGAAAGGGCAGAGCATGGAGACATACACAGAGAAAGCTATAAAAGCCATTGCAACGGGCAACGCCCCGGCGGAACAGGCAGCCCTGGAGGCAGTGATCGCGGAGGCCGTGAAAAAGGCAATAAAAGAGGCGCGCCGACAGGATCAACAGCAAGCGCTCCACAATACCGCGCTACTTATGGAGAACTACCGCGCCCTAAAAGGCTACGAGGGCCGCGCCGTAGACAGCGCCGACGCTGCCAGGCTCCAAGGCGCAGAAATCCAGGGCGAGGCGTGGCTCCGCTCCATCCGCAAGAATAAGGCCCGCACCGCTGTTATGCTGGCCCACCTGGACGCCGCCCTGGACGAACTGGAAAAAGAAACCCGCCAAAAGGGCCGCGCCTATATGTTCGACGCCTACCGCGCCCGCTACATGGAGGGCTTGACAGCCGAGGAAGTGGCCGAAAAGCTCAACGCCGGGAAGAACAGCCCGGCCCGCTGGTGCAAACAATTAAACGAACGCCTGGCCGTCCTCCTGTTTGGAGTGGACGGCCTCCGCCGCTGGTAAAGGAGGATCACATGAAAGCCTACCACAAAAAGGATTTACACCGCAGCAAAGACCCGGACAGAATGACACAGGCCGTGGCCGTCGTGGCCGCCTACCAGGCAATCGAAGAAACAGCCGGGACAAACGCCAGGCTGAAAGCCCAGGCAATCACCGACACGGGCGCAATCTTGTACGCCCTTGTGCCCGTCCACATCGGCCAGCAATGCGTCGAGAAATGGCACACCCTCCAGCAGCGCGTCGAAGCTGCACAGCAGAAACTCACAGCCCAGGAGCTGGAGGCGTGGCACGATGAAGCGGAACAGGAGCACCTGCACCCGCCCAGGAAATAACCGACACACCACAAAAAGCACCACAAAACCCAGAACTACACCAGCCCCGGCGGATACCCATAGAACCAAAAAGGCGACGCTTTGGGTCTATCACAGATAGTCCAAAAGCGCCTACGCGGGAAAGTTTGGGGAAAACCTGGGGTTTTACTGGTGGCCCATCCGTGGTAAGCTGATAGCGTGGACAAGCAGGAACGCCGGGCAGAAATGCCCGGCGCTTTGTTGTTTGTGCGCCCTCCTATAACAGCGGCCAGGGTGAGCCATAACGCCCTGGCCTATATGTGAGGCGGGGGCCAGAGGAACCAGGAGGCGCGGATCATGCTGCTAAAATACTGCCGTTGTGGCGCTATCATACCAGCAGACCGCCAGCGCTGCGCGCGGTGCGAACAGCTGCACCAGAGCCGCCACACGGCATATAATGCCCAGTGTCGCAGCAAAGAAGCCGCAGCCTTTTATGTGTCCAGGGAATGGCGGACAATCCGCCCTGTAATTATATCTATATACGACGGGATAGATATATGGGCGTTTTACGAGTGCGACAAGCTGTTGGCCGCTGACGAAGTCCACCACGTCGAAGAACTGGACACAGCCTGGGATCGCCGCCTTGATCCCTTCAACCTGTTTCCTTTGGCCCACGCCTCACATACAGCGATCACGGCTGCATACAAGCGCAGCCCCGCCAGCATGAGGGCGACACAGCGCAAGCTGCTGGAGCTGCGAAAGCGCTACTTTGAGAGCGAGGGGGGCTATGAAAAAGTTTTGGAGCGGGCCGGATTAGTCGCCCCTCCCTAGACTTTGGAGAAAGCTCCCCACCAAAAACTCCCCCAAGGGCGCTTTTGCGGGCGTCCATGCAACAAAAACACAAAAAGGAGGCCACACACATGGCCGGAAAACGACAACCGACGGCCCTTGTGGTGGCGAAAGGCAAGAAGCATCTAACAAAGGCCGAAATCAAAGACCGAGAAAACCGGGAACTGATCGCAGCGGCGGACAATATCGCGCCGCCGTCATGGCTGAAACCAGACCAGAAGAAGCGGTTCAACACCCTGGCTGCAGAACTGCTGAAAATGGGCATTTTCGCAAACGTGGATTGCGAGGCTCTGGGCCGCCTGGTCGTGGCCGAGCAGCAGTATGTGCAGATCACCGAGGAACTGGACAAGCAGCCAATCACCTACAAGCGGAGAATCCCACGAAAGCCGACCCCGGCAGACAACCCGGACGAGATCATAGACGGGTTTATATGGGATGAGGCGCTGATAGTGAACCAGGAACGGAACGACCTGTTGATCCAGCAGGACAGAGCCTGGAAGCAGTGCAGACAAGGCGCTGCGGACTTTGGCCTGTCCGTCGCCCAGCGCTGCCGGATCGTGGCCCCCACCGCCAAGGAGGCCGCCAAAACAAACAAGTTTGAAAAATTCCGAAAGGAAAAGACCCCGGAGGAATGAAAAAGGCCGTAAAAGACCGCACAACACAGTATGCCCTGGACGTTTTGGCGGGCCGGATCGTGGCCGGGGAGCTTGTGCGGATGGCTTGCCAGCGTCACCTGGACGATCTGGAGCGCGCCAAGCTGGCCCCGTTCCGCTATTATTTCGACGTGGAAGCCGCAAACGACATACTGGAGTTTGCGGAAACCCTCACAATAGCAGAGGGCGAGGAACAGCAGCGCGTCCACCTCTACCCATTCCAGTGCTTTATCCTGGGCAGCCTCAACGGCTGGCGGATCAAAGGAAAGGGTCACAGACGCTTTAGAACCTCCTATGTACAGCTGGGCCGCCAGAACGGCAAGAGCTTTCTAAACGGCATACTGGCCGCTTATTATGGCAATTTCACGGCGTACCAGTGCCCACACATCTACTGCACGGCCACAAAACAAGACCAGGCCAATATCGTATTTGAAGAAGTCGCAAAGTTCATCCGCAGCGACGACGACCTAAACGAACTTTTCAAAATTCACGAGCACAACCACACTATAGATTGCTTGCTCACGCACGGAACAATCAAAGCAATTTCCGGCGATACAAAGAGCCTGGACGGCCACCGCCCCTATTTGGGGATCGTGGACGAATACCACGCACACCGCACAAACCAGATGTACAAACTACTGGAGGGCGGCATAAAAAAATTAAAATCTGCGCTTATTTCGGTAATCACCACGGCTGGTTTCGACCAAAAATCGCCCTGTTTTGCCCTGTATGAGCATTGCAAAGCCATTTTGCGCGGTGGGGCGTCCATTGACACACAATTCTGTTATATCGCAGAAATGGACGAAAAGGACGACCTCTGGACGCCGCAAAACTGGCTGAAAGCAAACCCCGCCCTAGCCTACGACCAGGACGCGCTGGAGAATCTGATCCCGATAGCCGACGCAGCCCGCCAGATGGGCGGCGAGGATTTGCGCGATTTTCTGGTAAAGCAGTTAAACAGATGGGTGCAATGGTCGAATCGCGTCTACATCCAGGACATGGAGAAGTGGCGCGCGTGCCGCAGCGACAGAACCCTGGCCGACTTTAAGGGCAGCCGCTGTTTTGTAGGGCTTGACCTGTCCAGCGGCGGCGACTTAACAACCGTCGTTATTCTGATCCCCTATCTGGTGGACGGGGTGCGCAAGTATTTTATCCATAGCCACAGCTTTATCCCGGCGCAGCGCCTCCAGCAGCACATCCAGAGCGACAACGCGCCCTACGACAAATGGGTGGAGGACGGCCTGGTAACAGTAACTCACACAATGGGCGGCATAAAAACCGACTATAAATATATTTTAACCTACCTATCCGTACTGGTAGACCTCTACGGCCTAAAAATCAGCATGGTGTGCTACGACCCGCACAACGCCAGCGCGTTTCTGTCCGATCTGGAGGCCCAGGGCTGGCCGTGCCTGGATATTATCCAGAGCGCCCGCAGTTTGTCCGACGCAACGGAAGATTTTCGTCTAGAAATCTACGCCGGGAATGTGGAGTATAACCGCGACGAGGAACTGCTGACCTGGAGCATTGCAAACGCCAAGACCATAGCGAACAACTACGGCGAGACAAAGATCGACAAGGAAATGCAGACCGAGCGCATAGACCCGGTGGACGCCATAATCGACGCCTGGAAAGTGGCAATGTGCGGCAACGACACCATAACGGGCGACGAGGCACTGGAGGCGTGGCTGGAAATGTACAACGAACACATAGCAAAAACGGGGACGACAAAATGAACTTTTTTCAATGGCTTATTAAAAGCATGACGGGGTATTTTTCCAGGGCTGCACCGCCTAGCCCAGAACCTCCGCAGCTGCCCGCCGTGGCTGCTGCGCCGGAGGAACAGTCGGAGACGATCACGGCCACGGCCAAGGACGTGCAGCCCGCACCCAGGGCGGCAAGCAACGGCTGGGAACACCTGGGCAGCACAAAGTTTTTGCAATGGCTGGGCCTGGGCAGAAACAAGCCGAAAGCCGTAGAGAATGTAACGTATTTTACCTGTCTCAAACTGCTGTCTGAAACTATGGCAAAAATGCCGATCAAGGTCTACACCTACGACGACGGCGGCCCGCTGGAGGTGAACCCCGCCGACGACAGGCTGGCCTACCTCCTGGACGTGCGGCCCAATCCACTTATGACGCCGACCACGTTCTGGACGGCGGTAGAAAACAACCGCAACCACTACGGCAACGCTTATGTGTATATCCGGCGTAAATTCCTGCGCCAGAAATACGGCGGACAGATTGAGCTGCAAGACCTATGGATCATGCCGTCCAGCTGCGTGCGCGTCGTAATCGACGACGCGGGCGTATTTGCTGGAGCTGGCCGCCTCTGGTACGTCTACTCCGACCAGTACACCGGGCAGCAATACGTTTTCAGCTCCGACGACGTGCTGCACTTTAAGACCTCCCACACCTTTAACGGCCTGGCGGGCGAAAGCGTCCAGGCGATCCTGGCCTCTACCGTCCAGGGACAGCAAGCATCCCAGGATTTTCTCAACGATTTGTACGAGAACGGGCTGACCGCCCGCGCCGTCCTGGAGTATACGGGCGATCTGTCCGAAAAAGGACAGAAAAAGCTGCGGGAATCTTTCGAGAAAATGGGAAACGGCCCGGCAAACGCTGGCCGCATCCTGCCTGTCCCGCTGGGCTTTAAGCTCACGCCTATGGACATAAAGCTGACCGACGCCCAGTATCTGGAGCTGAAAAAGTACGGCGCGCTGCAACTGGCCGCCGCCTTTGGCATTAAGCCAAACCAGCTGAACGACTACGAGCGCGGCAGCTATGCAAACAGTGAACAGCAGACAATCGCTTTCCAGGTCGAAACCATGCAGTACACGATCAAACAGTACGAGGAAGAAATGGCCTATAAACTGCTGGACGGCCCGGCGGATCGCCGCCGCGTGAAGTTTAACGAAAAAGCCCTGCTGCGCACCGACAGCAAAACACAAATGGAAATTTTGAAAACCGCCGTCGAGGGGTCGATCTACTCCCCCAATGAGGCCCGGCGCTATGTGGATAAGCGCGCCGCGCCTGGAGGCGATAAGCTGCTGGCGAACGGCGGCATGATCGCTCTGGAACAGATGGGCGCACAGTACGGCGTCAATAAAACCGAGAAAGGAGGCACAGAAAATGCCCCGATTTGACTTTACCGCCCGCGACAGGGACGGAAAGCTGAAAAATTACGGCTACCTGGACATGGAAAACCAGGCAGACGGCCCGGCCACAATGACCTTTTACGGTGACATTGTAGCCACCGAAGGCTGGCGGGAAGATCGCGCGCCGCAGCAGATCGCGGACTTTTTGGCGTCGCTCACCCAGGGCCAACAGATCAACCTGTATTTCAACAGCCCCGGCGGCGACGCCTACGCGGGCGTGGCAATGCACAATATTTTGTCCCGCTGGCAGGGCCGCAAGGTGGCCTACGTTGACGCAATCGCCGCCAGCGCGGCAACCATGCCGCTTATGGCGTGCGACGAAATCCACCTTGCGGCGGGCGCGGAGATTATGATCCACGACCCCTGGGCCTGGACGGCGGGCAACGCCGCAGAGCTGCGCGAGACTGCGGCCAGGCTGGACAAGGTGAGCGACCACTACGCGGATATTTACACAACCCACGCAGCGGAGGGCGTGACCCGCGACCAGCTGCGCGAGGCCATGCGCGCGGAAACCTGGCTGGACGGCTCTAACATCGGCCAGTATTTCGACGTGATCGTGGACGAAACGGCAGCAGCCGCCCCGGCAGCCTCTGCGTCCTACGCACGCTATAAGGCCACGCCGCCCGCGCTGCTGAAAAAAGCAGACGCCACCAGACAGGCCCAGGAGGCCGCAGAAAGCGCCACCGCCAAGCGGGCGGAAATCAACACAGCCGACGCGGCGAAAGCCGCCAAGGCACAGCAGAGCCGCGCACAGGCCCTGCTGGCCGATCTTTACCTCTACGGAACCTAAAAAACAAAGCAAAGGAGTACACCATGAACGAAGAAATGCGCAAGAAACTGGCCGAAATCAACGCCACCAAAGCCGAGGTGCGGCAGCTGATCGCAGACGGCAAACTGGACGAGGCTGAGAGCAAAAAGGCAGAGCTGGACGCCCTCCAGCGCGCCTTTAACCTCCTGCTGTCTATGGAGGACGAGGACGAGGCCGCCGCCAAGGCCCAGGCAAAGAAGAAGCAGGAACTGCACGACGAGAAGCAGCCGCCGCTGACCTTTGCCCGGATCGGCCAGGCCGTCGTCAATGCCCTGGGCGCTGCCGTGAGCCGCCGCAAGATGGATGACGCCGACCGCCAGATCATCCAGGATGCCATGAAAGAGAACAGCGACCCGGACGGCGGCCTCACTGTTCCCCAGGACATCCAGACCCGGATCAAGGAGCTGCGCCGCAGTGACGACAACCTGGAGCAGTACGTCAACGTCGAACCCGTCAAGACCATGAGCGGCTCCCGCGTCATTGAGAAAGAAGCCGACACCACCGCCTGGCCGGAAATCGACGAGAACGGCGAGTTTACCGAGGTTGACACGCCGCAGTTTGCAAAAATCGCCTACAAGATCACCAAAAAGGGCGGCAAAATGCTGTGCTCTCTGGAGCTGCTGGCCGACACCGCCGAGAACATCCTGGCGTACCTGATGAAGTGGATCGCCAAAAAGACCCGCGCAACCCGCAACGCTAAGATTTTGGCGTGCGTGGACAAGATCACCACGGGCAAAGAGGTGGCCGTCACCGACCTGGACAGCTTGAAAGACATTTTCAATGTCATGCTTGACCCGGCGATCACCGTCTCCAGCAGCGTGTGGACGAACCAGGACGGCTTTAACTGGCTGGACAAGCTCAAAGACAAGGACGGTAACTACGTCATGCAGCCCGACCCCACCAACAAAACCCGCCAGCTGCTGTTTGGCAAGTACGCCGTCCATGTCCTCTCCAACAAGGTACTGAAAACCACCGTGGATACCGGCAAAAAGACCAACACCTACCCGCTGATCTGCGGCGATTTGTCCGAGGCCGTCACCCTGTTTGATCGTGAATTTATGACGATTGAAAGCTCCAAGGAGGCGGGCAGCGCATGGGACAAAGACCAGCTGGCCGTCAAGGTGCGTGACCGTTTCGACGTCCAGCCCGTGGATACCGCCGCAATCATCAAGGGCCAGATCACCGTCACTGTGGCGGGCTAAGGCAAAGGAGGGCGCAATCGGTGAAAGATGAAACAAAGGGCCTATTGCTGACACTGGCGAAAGCCTACGCCCGCATAGACTACACCGACGACGACGACGCCCTGCTGCCGCTGCTGATTGAGGCCACCGTCCAGAGCCAGGAGGAACTGATCCCCGGCTTTGACGCCGACAATATGACTGCCCGCCAGCGGCTGCTGGCGATTATGACGGTTAAGAACCTCTACGACAACCGGGAGAAGTACGGCACAGCACAGGATCGTCTGCGCGGGGCCGCATCCTCCCTTTTGGTGTCGGAAATGTACGAGGACAAGGAGGCGACGGCCAGTGTATAGGCGCGTGCGTATTTTCGAGTGCGTCAACGGCGACGGCCCGCGCCGCAGTGAAAAAAAGACCCTAATCTGGACGCCCTGGGCAGATGTGCGAGACAACACCGCCCAGACCCGTGACCAGACCCAGGAAAGGCTCCAGGAGGGCGACCTCTCCCTGGAGCTGCGCCGCTGCGAAATGGCCGACACGATCCGCCGCAACCTGTTCCGGCATGACCGCGCCTACCGCGTGGAGCTGGACGGCGACGAGTACGAGGTAAAAACCGCCGATTTTACCCGAAACGACGGCGGCAAAATCCGCTTTACTGCGTCGTTTACGGCATAGTGTCAACAGTTGACACCCAGGAGGACGGCCCATGCAGATACAGCTGGACGGCGCAGCCCTCAAGGAGCTGGTAGCAGCCCTGGAAGCGGCAGAGGGCGACGACGCCCGCGCCGCTGTGGACAAGCGCATAGTCAAGCGTGGCGCAGATATTGCAAAGCCAGACATGGCCAGGCGAATACCGCGCGCAGCCGATCACAAAAAATCGGGCAGCGCATGGTCTAAGCCCTCCGGCGGCCCGGCTGCCGACAATGTGCCGCAAGAAAACCCGAAAAAATCCGGCGACAGCTACGCGGCAAAGGTAGGCTGGGAGCTGGACGACAGCAGCGAATACTTTTACATGAAATTTGTAAACTGGGGCACGCTGAAAATGCCGCCCCGCGATTTTGTGGAGCCTACCGCCCAGGCCGTGGAGCCGCAGCTGCAAAAAATCGCGGAAGAAGAATACCAGGCAGAACTGGACAAGCGCCTGGGGAGGTTTGAATAATGGACGTTATCACAGCCGCCTACAAGGCCCTGGAGCCTATCACAGAGCGCGGCGTCAAAGTACAAGAGGGCTGGTACGACGAGCGCTATAAACGCCTCCACGTCACCCTCTGGCCCCTGGCGGAAACGCCGGAGGCTCACAGCGACGACGCGCTGGAAATCGAGACAGCCGGGCTACAGGTGACGATTTTCTCCACAGAGGAACAAGAAACCCTGCGGGAAGAAATCAAACAGCTGCTAATCAACGCCGGGGCCTCCTACCAGGGAACCGACCAGCAGCAGACCCGGATCGAGGCGGGCGTCTATATCCGCCCGCTGCGTTTTCTCTTTTATGAAGAAAGGAGCCAAGAATGAGCGAACCCAAAACCGTGGTGCGCCACCGCTATTGTGGCCTCCGCGACGTATATGTGGCGAAAGTCACCCAGAACGACACCGAGGGCTACACCGCAGGCACTCCCGTAAAGATGGCCCGCGCGATCAAGGCCAAAATCTCCGACAAATTCACGTCTGAAAAGCTGTACAGCGACGACGGCGTGGAGGGTATGCTCCAGGCGTATGAAGGTACGGACGTGGAGCTGGAAGTCAACACCCTGGCCGCAGCGGATCGCGCTGCCTTTTTCGGCCAGGCGTACCTCAACGGCTTTTTGCTCAAGTCCGCAGAGGATGAAGCGCCGGAGGTGGCCCTGGGCTACCGCGTGCGCCGCTTGAACGGCAAGTTTGATTTTGTTTGGATGTACTGCGGCAGATTTGCCCAGGGCAACGAGGAAAACTACGAAACCGAGGCCGCCAGCAAGACCGCCCAGACCAACACCGTAAAGGGTGAGTTTTACCAGCGCGAAAAAATGGACAAGGTGGAAGGCAAAGACGTACACCTCTACGAGGTGCGCGTGGACGAATCTAACCTGGCAACAGAGGACACCGGGGCCGCTGCGGCGATCAAGGCGTGGTTCGGCAAGGTGCAGGAGTACGCCGCGACGGTAGGCAGTTAAAACATAGGAGGGCGTAAAAAATGGCAAAGCGCAGCATTGTGGTAAATCAGAAACAGTATTTCCTGCCAGATCACATCGACACCCAGGCATACCTGGATTATTGCGACGTACAGGACGCGCTGGACAGCGCGACGAATTACCGCCGCAAACACTTTGAACAGATGGCCCAGGCCGTCTGTCATGTGTACGGCGATCAGTTTACCCTGGACGACGTGCTGGCCCCTGTATACGGGCTGGAACCGTCGCAAATTCTCACCGAGTTTGCGGCGCTGGAATTTTATGTGATGGAGCGCGTAAACAAGAGCGTGGAGACTATCACGGTAAATTTTACGAAAGAGGCTTGACCCCGGAGGTTGAGCTACAACGCGCGGGAGCTTGCAGCACGGCGGAAAACGTGACGGTGCTGCAAGCCCGCCTTTATTGTGACTATATGCGCCGGATCGAGGCGGCGAAAACCTCCGGCCAGGCGGTACGCGAAAATTTGCAGCTGCTGGCCGAATTTTTCAACACCTCCCGGCGGGTTATATACAGCGAAAGCGTGGACGACCTCCTGCTGGCAGCCAAAACGCTGCATTTTGCTATGCAGCAGATCGTCCTGCCAAAATTTGCGGCTTTGTCGCCAGAGCCGCCGGAACCTATCGAAAAATCCATTTTTGACGATTACGACGCGGAACAGGACGCCCAGGCGGGCTATGTGGACGAAACCGCAGACCGCTGGCTGATCTGCAAGCAGAACGTCGAGGCAGTCACACGCCTGGCGATCCGCGTTCTGCGCGAAAGCTACACGGACGCCCAGCGCGAGCCGCTGGGCCGTCTGCTGGAGTACGTCGCCTACGAGATCGAACACACCGAAAAATAGCGAGGTGAGCAAAGCATGAGCGCCGGGGCAAACGTCAAGGTATCGGCCAACAGCTCCACATACCAGCAAGCCCTCAAAGCAGCCCGCGACAGCACGAAAGAGCTTGCAAGCCAGTTCAGCCTGGCAAGCACCCAGGCCAAGCTGTTTGGCAGCACCACCGACCAGCTGAAAGCCAAGCAGCAGGAACTAACCGCGAAAATCAAGGCCCAGAAAGAGATCACCAGCCTGCACCACACAGAGGTGGAGCGCTTAACCAAAGTGTTGAGCGACCAGAAAGGCCGCCAGCAGGAGCTGGCGGCCCAGCTGCAAACCACAAAGGCCGCCTATGAGGCAGAGAAAAAGGCCACGGGCGAGAACAGCGACAGCACCCAGGAGCTGGCAAAACAGGTGAAAGACCTGGAAAGCCAACAGAAAAAGCTGGACGGCCAGATCGGCAGTACCGAGGGCAAGCTCCAAAAGGCTACGATAGCCGAAAACAACAGCCAAAAAGCAACCCTGGAGCTGGAGAAAGCGCTGGAGGACACCAACAAAAAGCTGAAAGACGCCGCCCTGGACGAGTTCGCAAAAGGACTTGACAAGGTAACGGACAAGCTGGAAAAAGCCCAGAAAGCGGCCAACGTCGTGTCCGGCGCTGCCGTGGCCGCTGGCACTGCTGCGGTAGCTGCATGGGACGAGGTAGACAACGGCGCGGACAACGCGATAAAGGCCACGGGCGCGACAGGAGAGGCCGCCGAAGCCCTGGAACAGACCTATAAAAACGTGGCGTCCTCTTTTGCTGCGGACTTTGACACGATAGGCTCCACACTGGGCGAGGTCAACACCCGCTTTGGCTACACCGACGAGGCCGCCGAGGCTTGCACAACTAAATTTTTGAAGTTTTCGGAGATCACGGGAACCGATGCAGTGCAAGCCGTGCAGCTGGTATCGCGCGCAATGGGCGACGCGGGCATAGAGGCGGATGACTACGGCACACTGTTGGATCAGCTGGCCGTGGCCGCCCAAGCGTCCGGCATCAGTGTTGACACCCTCACTTCCTACATAACGAAATACGGCGCGCCAATGCGTGCGCTGGGCTTTGATACGGCGTCCTCTATCGCTATTTTCTCCCAGTGGGAAAAATGCGGCGTAAACACCGAGATTGCGTTCTCTGGCATGAAAAAAGCGATCAGCACCTGGAGCGCAGAGGGCAAAGACGCCCGTGTGGAATTTCAGAAAACGCTGGACGAGATCGCGGCCTGTCCAGATATTGCCAGCGCCACAACGAAAGCTATTGAGGTTTTCGGCACTAAGGCTGGCCCAGACCTGGCCGACGCAATCCAGGGCGGGCGCTTTGAATACTCCCAATTTTTGGACTTGATCGAAAGCAGCGCGGGGACGGTAGAAACCACCTACAACGGCGTGGCAGACAACGCCCAGAACGTGCAGATCGCCATGAACAACTTAAAACTGGCGGGCGCAGAGCTGGGCGACACAATCCAGGAGAGCGCCACCCCAGTTTTGGAGAAAGTAACCGAAATTCTGCGCGACGTGACACAGTGGCTACAGAACGCCGACGACGACACAAAGCAGAACATAGTCACCGTCGGGCTACTGGTCGCCGCGCTGGCCCCTGCTACTGCTGGCCTCACGGCAATGGTTAAGGGCGTGCGCTCTGGCATTGACGCATACAAGCTGATCCGCGACGGCATAGGCGCGGCAGCTGGCGCACTGACCGGGGAAACAGCCCAGAAAATCGCAGCCGCGGCAGCCACCACGGCGCACACAGTAGCCACAGGCGCGGCCACGGTAGCCCAGAACGGGCTGGCGGCGGCCCAGGGCGCACTAAACGCTGTTATGGCTGCAAATCCTATTCTGCTGGTAGTGGCCGCCCTGGCGGCGCTGGGCGTGGGCCTGGTGCTGGCCTACAATAACTGCGAAGAATTTCGCGCGGGCGTGGACGCGGCCATAGGCAAGGCGAAAGAAGTATTTTCAAATTTTGCCCAGGGCGTGGGCGACGCAATTACAACCGCAAAACAGCACCTGGCCGACCTCAAAGAAAACTGCACCACAAAAATGCAGGAAATCGGCCAGACGATCAGCACGAAATGGAACGAGGCCAAGCAGAAAACCACGGAAACCTGGCAGAATATCCAGCAGACCGTGAGAAACAAGCTCCAGAGCGTGCGCACTGATACCCAGCAGAAACTGGAGAGCGTCAAGCAGACAATGGCAACCGCCCTGCAAAATATGCAGAGCAACACCCGGCAACGCCTGGCGGCGATCCAGCAAGCGTACAGCAGCCACGGCGGCGGCGTGCGCGGCGTGGTAGCGGCCTACATGACGGCGATCCGCCAGAACTACCAGAGCGCCTACGATACTATAAACAGCATGACCGGGGGCCGCTTTGGCAATATCCTGGACACGATCCGCAGCCGGATGAACTCCGCCCGCGACGCGGTAAGCAGCGCAATAAACCAGATTAAAGGCTTTTTCAATTTTTCGTGGAGCCTCCCGCACCTGGCAATGCCGCACCCGCGCGTAAGCGGTAACTTTTCGCTTAACCCACCCAGCGTGCCGTCCTTTAGTATTGACTGGTACGCCACGGGCGGTATTATGAAGAACCCCACCGCCTTTGGCGTCAACGGCTCCCGCCTCATGGTAGGCGGAGAAGCTGGCGCGGAGGCTATCCTCCCTCTGGCCCCGTTCTATGCGCAGCTGGAGCAAATGCTGGACGACAAAGTAACCGCAGCGCTTAAAGCCATGCGTGTTGTGGTCTACGTCGAGAACAAGCTGGACGGCGACGACCTCACCGCAAAAGTGACCCCGCGCGTTTCCTCTGCCCTGGCCGACGAGGCGGAAAGGATCAGATAATGAAAATTAACGGCGAAAACCTGGCCCGCTACCGCACCACGCAGCTGACCGTCGCTTTCGGCCCGCCACAGGACGGCGCGGGCTATGAGTGGCCGGACAATATGTTGGCCCCGATCAGTGACCCAGCGACGCAGAAATGCGGCACTTGTACGGTAGAGCTGGTGATCCGGGGCGACAACCGCAACGAAATAACGCGCATTGCGTCCACGCTGCACGGCCTCTGTCTCCCTGGCCCAGTCGAGCTGGTGCTGGACGGTTACAAAGGCGTTTACAAAGGCTACCTGGTGAGCTTTGAGCCAGAGAAAACGATCACGCCGAAAGCCTATAAGGTCAAGGCAGTTTTCGAGGGCTGGCTCCAGGACACGCCCGTAAAGCTGGCCTACACGGGCCAGACCCAGGCGACGCTCCACCGCGTCGGCTCCCGCCCGGCAGCGTGCGTCCTCACGATCACGCCACGGGCAGACGTGGCCGCGCTCACTATGACAGGCTGGGGCGTCCATGATCTGGTCGTGAAAAATCTAAAATCCGGGCATAGTGTTGTTATTGACGGCACAACGGGACTAATTACCCAGGACGGGCAGAATAAAGCCCCAGACGTGACGCTCTGGGCGCTGCCCGCTATGGATTGCAAGCAGCGGACAATCACCTGGGACAGCGCAAACTGTGACGTAACGGTGGAATATACACCGCTATGGCTCTAAGAAAGGAGGCGGGCAGCTTTGCTGCTGGAACTGTACGACAGAAACCACAAGAAGCTGGCGAACCTCACGGGGATAAAATCGCCGCACATCCAGCGCACACTGGAGTACGGCGACGAAACCCTGGATTTTTCCTACCCCACCAGCGGCCCCTGGCTGGCCCAACTCCTGGCAGAATGCTACATCCGCACGGATCGCCAGGAGTACGTCGTCAAGGCCGTGGAGAAAAGCAGCGCCAGCGCATGGCGTAAGGTGTCGTGCGCCCTCAACATCGAAGAACTGGAGGGCGCACCGTTTGAAGACTTTGAAACCGTAGAGCAAACCGTCCAGGCTGCCGCAGAGTTTGCCCTGGAGGGGACAGGCTGGACGGTGGAGGCAGACGCCGACATAACGAAAAAGCGCACAATCCGCAAAGAGGACGACACCACGGCCTGGGAGGTCGTGAAGCAGATTGTAACCACCTACCGCCTGGAGCTGGAGATCGACGCCGTAAACAAGCGGCTGAAATTCCACACCCGGCGGGGCCGGGATCGCGGCGCATATTTTATCGAACGACTGAACCTCCGCAGCCTGGGCGTTAAAACGTCCAGCTATGGATTTTATACCCGCCTTATTCCCATAGGAAAAGACGGGCTGCACCTCTGGCGAGACGGCCAGAACTACATAGAAAACCACCAGTACAGTGACAAGGTTATAACGTCGATATGGCGCGACGAGCGCTACACGGTAACGGCTGCGCTGCTGGAGGACGCCCAGGCCAGGCTGGACGAGGCCAGCACCCCGGCCCGCGCTTATACTGCGGAACTGGTAGACCTGGCCGCCCAGAGCAATAAATACAACGCCCTGGCCTATGACCTGGGCGACGCCGTGCTGCTGGTGTCTGAAAAGGCCGACGAGCGCGAAAAGCAGCGCATAGTCAAGCTGGACGAATACCCGGACGACCCGCTGGCAAATAAGGCGGAACTCTCCAACGTCAAGCAGACATTCGCCCAGCTGCAAAAGACCGAGGCGGAAATGGCAACCGCCGACGCCGTGGCAATCGCCACAAAGCGAACCAAGAAAGTGCTGAAAGACGACTATCTCACAAAAAAAGAAACAGAGGTAAAGATCAGCGCCCTGGCGGAAAGCATAGAGCTGGAAGTCTCCAAAACCTACATGACCGTTGCAAACGGCCAGGCAGCAATCGACAAGGCCCTGGAGGCTGGCAAGCAGTACACTGACGGCAAGCTGACCGAGTACAGCACCACCGAGGAAACAAAAAGCCTTATTACTCAATCCGCCGAACAGATCACGCTGGAAGTTTCCAAAACCTACGCAACAACAGCCAACGTCGAGAAGTCACTGGACACCCTCCAGGCCGCCGCCAAGTCCGCCCAGGAGACGGCAGACAAGGCCAACAACGACGCAGCCGACGCCCAGGCCGCCGCCGATAAGGCAGCCGCAGAC